CACATCTACAGTATGTTGTATTGTTGCGAGCCGTTTGCGTCTTGGGATTTACCTTTGCCTGAAGAAATCAAGTTTGTAGTGGATAGCGACTTTGATGCTATGGGTACATACCTATATGACGATGGTGAAAAACACGCCCATACCATTACTATATCTGACGCTAGGTGCGGTCATTTAGACACAGTAATTAGGACTATGGCCCATGAGATGATTCATGCTAGTCGGTGGGATACAAGCACCCAAGCATGGACTAAGCACGACAAAACCTTTAGGAATAGGGCTAAAGCTGTAGCTACAGAATTAGGCTTTGACCCGTTGGAGCTTTGACTCCACTATACCTAGTAAGGTATCGAACTCAATTTGGTGGTATCTCTCGAAAGCCTTTGCTCCGAGTCCATGCACACCTGTAGCACCTCTGTGATGCTCGGTACATAAGGGGAGTATTGGTGCTTCTGACCGCTTTCCACCGAATCGTCTGACATGGTGAAGCTCTGCGGGGGTGTCATGGTAGCCCATGTGGTAGCATAAGACGCAACCAAGTCTTGCAATATCGTCATGGCGTTTTTTATCCTTTTTGTTCATTAGCGTAGTCGTACCACATTAGATAGAAAGCCTTAAATTCGTCAACCCCGTTGCCTAGTTTAGTGCATCCAAAAGGTTGGACTTGCCCAAAGTTTTCTATAACTAATTGGTCATCTGTGTTGCCTTGCACAATAACGACTGTAAAGTTAGGCGTTTTAGCAAAGGCTTGCAATAGGCGTTTTTGACCCTCGCTAACCTTTTCATTGGGGCGTTTCCACTCCATCACCAAAAACTTACCATTACGCTCTGCAATCCCATCTATGTTACTAGGGCAAAAGTTTTGGTTAGTTGGTATTAAGCCTTTGAACGCACCATAGTCTATATGGGTGGCGTAGGCATTACGCATTATCTTATTGAATGTTTGCATCTTTTTGCAGTACATCCTCTAGTTCTTGGGCATAGTCGGTTATATCGCAACTAAGCAAATATGCTTCGGTATGGTCATTTTTAAGTTTAAGTTCATGCACCCGTTTAATGGTGCGAGTTAAATCTAGGAATACTTCTGCAAATCCTCTCATCGGGTCAACCTTTCTATATTTCTGTCATTAGCTTGTTGGGTACGCCATGCTTCAAAACGCATTTTGGCAGCTTCTAATTGCCATCTCAGGGCTTCTTTTTGCTCTACCGCTACCCCTATGGCTTTGCATAAGTCTTGGTATTCAGGACTGCGATAGGCTTCCCGTTCCTGTGCACCTAGCGACTGTTCTTCGGTTTGCGACATCTTGATGGCTTTAAGACTGTGCCTAAAGTTCTCAAGTTGAGCCAGTTCACCTGACGCTTTAGCGTATTGCGGTGCTGTTTTAAATATAAAGTCTATTGCTTCGTGTGGGTCATATTCTTTCATTTTTCACCTATGTATTCGTGGCAATAACAAATCCTGTCGGAATGTTTTTCCATTAAAGTTTTTGAATAAAAAGTATTTTCTTTATTTTTGATGGATTTTTTATATTGTCTAGCTCTGTTTTCCATATTGTGCGTAGTAGGTCTCCAAGATTTTTTGCTATTTCTATACTCACCAAGCCTGACATGGGCAGTTTTAGAAAAATATCTCCATCCATTTTTAATAAAGATTTCACCAATAGCATCACTTATTCTGACCCCTAAACCAAGCCCTTGAAAGTCAGGCAATATAACAGTTCTGTGGCCTTTCCAAGCATTTTTTAAACTTCCGCTTGGAAGAGTGATAACTGCGGTAAATCCAACAAGCGTTCCTTCCCAAACTGCGAACCAACATCGTGAACTTTTATTGATGTCTGATGACAAATAGTGATGGTTGCGAAAAATTGACCATGCTTCGGTTGCACAAGGTATGATTTCCAATTCAATCGTTGGTCGCCTAACCGACCCCCTTCCGACAGTCAGTCGGTTTGTGGCGGTGTCATATACCCAATCAGGTTGTAGCCATTCAATAATATCGTAATGGCAAGTAGCCAAAATAATGTTTTGTAGGTTGCTTTTGTCAACATATCTACGCAATGCGTAAGAGCATGATTTAGCCACATTTCTATCTACAACGGATGTAAATTCATCAATTACAGCGTTGTTTTCAAGTCGCATAGCTAAGTCTGCTCTAAACTTCTCACCAGTAGATAGCACATGGTAAGGTCGCATCCAAGATGGAACTGTATTAAAACCAACTGCACTTAGTTTTTCTTGAGCTTCATTTGCAGATTGAAAATGTGAACAAATTGCTTTGTTTTCAGTCCAATTAATTGTTTTTTCTTTACCAAACTGTTCAAGCAAAGATGATTTACCACTACCGCTTGGGCCTACAATTAAACCAATACCAAATTCTTTTGGCAAATTAGGTATTTTGGGCACTTCAAATTGAGAATTGCCATCAAATTTGTAATCAAATGACTGACTAAGCTCATCCGTTATTGCGTCTGTTTCTATTTGAATTGTTTTTATAACCATGTGTTCCATTCCCCCTTATTACCTTTTTTCCATTGGTCTGCAAAGCCTATTAGTAAATTACTATCAATTTGGTATTTTGATAGGTATTCTCTAAACTTTGCTAACCCCCATTGACTACGCCACTTGCATAACTGTCGTACTGCACATTGGTATTGGTGTTCAATCAATCTCCATACCCATTCGCATCATACATTTCTTCTTTAAAGTATCGTAGCTGTCATACCCGTTACCTAGTATTCCTAGTTCACGAGCTTTGTTTTCAATACCTTGTTGGCTAAACATCCAAGACCTGTCCACCTTTTCTTTAACTGGGGTCATGTCTAAAACATCTTCCCATCGTGCAGCGTTTAACCAACTAGCAGGGTACGGAATATAGTCTATTTCGGTGCGTTTAAGTTGCCAATGTCTAAGGTGTTTAGGCAAGGCTTCTAGGGCTTCACGCTTTTCAAGGTCAGTCAATCGTTTCCAAGCAATCTCAGCTTTTTTCTTTGCGACCTTTTTGGGCCAATTCATCCAAAACTTTTCAAAATCCACACATCCCCCTATTTTGTTGCAAGTATATAAAGTCCAACATTACTAAAAGCATAACCGCTATATACAACCGCCATAGGCAAATTGCCTTTAAAACCTTGCTCTACAGCTATGTATCCGTAAATCACACCTGTAACGATTATTAGCCAAGAACTCAAAATGGTGCATCCTCAAATTTAGGTTTATCAGCTTTTACAAACTGGTAAGTCCAATCGGTATAAGTTTTAATTAAATGCTCGGCTTCATGCTTAGTCTTTACTGTACGCATTAATTCACCATGTTCATCATAGATTTTGTAATGGCTATAAGCGTTTATGCGGTCATCGGTAGTAAATGTAGTCATAATCCCCCCGTAAAGCCTGTAGGTTAAGTTTACTTAATTATAAGGTATATAGGGATAAACCCTAATGTTACTTAATGTCGGTATATATAATTTATATATAACTTTTTGCAAGCTTTTTTCCCATAGAACGACCAACGCCACAAGTGGCGATACTGTCAAGAGATGTATCGAGTAACGACTCTACCCAAGCTGGCTTGACCCAGTATCTTGGCGGCTATCGCAGGTGTCGACCCTCGCTCCGATGCTGAATCTCCATCGGCCTCTAGCCCATCCCCGACTTTTTCTAACACCCTGTCGTTTCGGGTGGCAGAAATAGAAAAACCCCTTTAGGTTGTTCTAAGTCGACACCGCTTAATAAATGACTCGAAAACATTTACTAAACGCTCAGAACAACCCAAAAGGGTCTTATGGCTTCGAGTTAAATACTAAACAGGTGTCTAATCTGCCCCTACAGTATACAACAAAATCAACGCAACTCAGGCCATATCAACTGGTATGAGTCAGGAAATAAGTCTTTACGGCTTACCAATCCTTTGGATTCCTGTTCTAGCAACGCCCCCAAATACACCATTTTATCGGCTGGAATACCTGAGTTTTTCCACATGGACACCGCAGGTACGCTAATTTTGCAGATTTTGGCTATTTTGGTAGGCCCACCCAGTAACTCGATAATTTGGCTATCGGTAAATACGCTCTTTTTTTTCATAAATAAACAACCATTTTTTCTTTTTTCCATGTTTTATGGCATCGACCTTTTTGGGCTTTATCTTGGTTATTGTCCTTAGCTGTGCCTAAAAACAAATGGTCAGGATTTACACAAAAAGGATTGTCGCATTTATGCAAAACCCATAACTTATTTGGTATTTCGCCCCTAAACAATGTCCAACTAACCCTGTGGGCTGGTTTTCCTTTATAGCTGCCGTACTTTTCTTTAGAACACCTGTACATTGTGCGGTTGTAGGCTTTGTGCCAAATCCAGCAATCAAAAAATGGTATTCGTTCTATTTTGTTTAGAAAGTCTTGTATTACATTGCTCATTCAATTATCTTAACACTAAATTGTGTGCATTAACCAACACTTATCAAATAGTTTGCACTTTTTTTTAATTTGGCTTAATATTGTGGTACAGCATAAGCTGTTTACTTTTGGAGATGATTATGGATGACTTACAGCAATTACATAACGAAATGATGGCAGACCAAGAACGCCTTGAGATAGCTTTAGATAAGGCAGAGGATGGTGATATGTTGACTTTGGCAGAAATTGACCTAATCAGGTTTCATTGTGGCTTACCCAATAAGCGTAGGATTAGCCCCATTTTGGGTACGATTTTTGACGATTTTTCTAATATTTTTGGGGGGAAACAATGATTGTGACAGGCACAACTACAGAAAAGAAAGAGTTTAAGGTAGCACCAGTAGGGTCGCACCTAGCTCGTTTATACCGAATTATTGACTTAGGTACACAGAAATCTGAGTACATGGGTCAAGTCAAGATGCTACGCAAAGTGAAGTTTTTTTGGGAGCTTCATGGCGATGATTTAAAGATTGAGGGCAAACCCCTTATCCAAACACGCAACTACACGCTGTCGCTAGGCGATAAGGCTTCGTTACGGAAGGACTTGGAATCTTGGCGTGGCAAATCATTTACCGATGATGAGTTGCGTGGCTTTGACTTACGCAATTTGTTAGATAAATGGTGCATGGTTACTGTTCAGCATAGAACCGCCAATAACGGCAATACCTACGCTGATGCGGTGGCTATTACCCCAGTTCCCGCAATCGTACAGAAAGCAGGTATGCCACAGGGCGTAAACCCTTGCGTATTGTTTGACTTGCAGAAGTTTGACCAAGAAGTATTTGACAGCTTATCGCAAGGTCTAAAAGACCAAATCATGCTGTCAGCCGAGTACCGCAATACTTTTAATAAACCTGATGTAAATAAGCAGTTGCAAGACGCAGTAATAGAAGACGACATCCCGTTTTGATATGAAAACTTGTTTTAAATGCCATCAACAAAAGCCTTTTGAGGGGTTTTATAAACACTCTCAAATGGCTGATGGTTATTTAAATAAATGTAAAGAATGTACAAAAAAAGATGTTTTTCAACGCAGGCATGGTGAAAATCGAGATGCCATATTGGAATACGATAGGCAACGAGGTAAAAACCCACATCGTCAAGAAGCTAATCGTTTAAGAAATGATGTATATAGAAAAATTTTTAAAGAAAGAAAAAATGCAAATAACAAAGTTAAAAGAGCTGTATTAAAGGGCTTGATACAGCGTATGCCTTGCTGGTGTTGTGGGGAAAAGGCTGAAGCACATCATCCTGACTATTCAAGACCACTTGATGTAGTTTGGTTATGTTCTTCACATCACAAACAGGCCCATGCTATATCAAAGGAGTAATACTATGAACCACATGATTAAAGACTTTATTGACCAAAAATATACAGTCAAGACCTTTCAAGAACGGGGCTACGATGAAGAAGTACCCATCATCGGATTTGCCCAAGATGACTTGGAAACTGTCATTAAGACTGTGGTTCAGGCTTGTGCCGACAGGGTTAAAAACTCAGACGATAGAACGGCTGTGCTACAGTTAATGTAATGTTTAACAGGGGGAATTATGTTAGTGAAAGAGAATACAAGTGAGAGCGGTCATTGGTACTTACCCGATGGCAGTCCAGCCTATCGCATCGTTGGCAAGAACGGGAAAGAAAGAAACTCAACTGTCAAAGACGCAAGAGAACATGGCCTACTGCCCTCAGTTACCACAATTATTGGTTGTGCGTCAAAACCCGCATTGGATGTATGGAAACAACAACAAGCCATATTGTCCGCTCTTACATTACCTCGCTTAGAGGGTGAATCGGAAGAAGATTGGCTAAGTCGGGTCGTTGCTGATAGCAAGGAAACTGCCAAACAAGCTGCGGAACGAGGAACGCAGATACATGGGGTCATAGAAGCCTTCTACGAGGGTATTTACATACCTGAGCTACCACCATATGTCCGAGCCGTAGAAAACGCCATAAACGAGCATTTTGGCTCACAGCTATGGATTTCTGAAAAGTCCTTTGCTTATGGTGGGTTTGGCGGTAAATGCGACCTAGTTGCCAAGTCAGGCTTTGTGGTTGACTTTAAAACAACAGAAAAAGACCTAGACAAACTTGATTACTTTTTTGACCACCAAATGCAGTTATCAGCCTACCGACAAGGGTTTGAGATGCCCAAAGCTCGGTGTGCCATTGTTTATGTCAACGCCCTACAAAATAAAGCTAAACTAGTAGAGATACCTGAAGATGACCTGAGAATTGGGTGGGAATGTTTTACCCATTTATTAGCGTTTTATAGGGCAAAAAACAAACTATAATGATTACGGGGTGGCGGCAATCCCCCTGCCACAATCTCCTTCACACAGAGGGCCACCCCACCTTTACAGGGCGTTAAGCCGCCCCAAGAGGATGTGGCAAGTAACGAATTTTGCGGCTTTCAGCGTTACATGAAACAGCTACCAAATCTTGCCCTGTCTTTTTACTGTATATCCATACATTAGGGTTTGTCCCTAGTAAATAATTCTTGCACACAATGTTAAGTTAGCTTAATATTTAACCATCAACACAGGGGGAATCAAATGAAAACAGTAAAAAAAGCAGTTTTAACAAAAGCATACGCAATTGGTAGCACAGCAAACGATAATGTTTGCTATCGCACATCAGCTTACTGGCCTATTGGCACAGTTGTAGAAGTTGTGTCAAGCGGCAGGGGTAAAGGTAGTATTGTTAAATTGCCAACAAATCAGTATGACCCATTTTTTTCTACAACAGCTAGAAAAAATCAAATTTCAATTAAATTTATTTAAAGGGGAAAACTATGAAAGACTTTTTATTAGGTATTGTTGCAGGTCTATTAGCATTTGGCATACCTACTATTGTTTATGTGTGGAGAACTGGGGGAATATCATGATTGGTACTGTAACGATTGGCGATACGCCTGTTGATGTATATGGCACAGAATGTCCTTCTGAACCTGCTGTTGGCATTATGGGCAATTATGTTGAGATTGAGGACTTAGAAGTAGGCGGCATTAGCATCTATGAGATGGTCGCTAATAACCCAATCTTTGAACAAATCCAAGAAGCAATTAACGATATGGTGAACTCATGAACCCATTTGTAGCTACAATTTTATTTGTTTTATTTGCAGTAGCGTGTACAACTCTAGGTTATGGTTTAGCGAGCTATCTATGAACATTCCATACAACAACGGCAAAGTCAGCATTGGTAAGTATTATGTGCCACCTAAGTATGTCGAGAAAGACGCAGATATGCTAGAGCTTCAGTCTTATTTAATCCACGACCCAGCCCGTCTTAATAGGGCGTATTGGACTGAAAAAGGTCTGTTGCTACTAGGACTCTTTATTGTCTTGGTTATATTCCTCAAGAGCTAGTTTTCTAGCATCCTCAACCCGATTAAGCCACCCTTTGATAAAGCGAGCTTGGTCGGGTTTTCTTGCAACTATGCCTTGATAGAAGTCTGCCCTAGATTCTGAAAACTTTTCAATAAGGTCTTTAGGGTTTGCATCATTAATTGCTGCCATAGTCTTAGGCCCGATAACTCCATCAGCCACGCATCCAATTGCCTGTTGTAGCGTCTTAACGCTTCTGCCTGTGCCTGCATTAACGGCAAAATCGAATACCACATAATCTAAGCCTTTCGGTAGGACTTCACAATAACTGGAGTTCCAATACTTTAGTTTATACATTGAGCCGACTTTTTCGGGAGTTAAGGCTCGCATATCAGCTTCGGATACAGGATGCCCTACAAATTCTTCCCAAACACGCTTAGTAACGCCTAGATTGGTCATACCGCCACTATCAAGTTTGTCATTAACGAATCCACCTTCGTGTTTCAAAACTCTTTCTAAACAAACATCAAATCTATTTTGCATGGGTAATCCTATGACAGTTTGCACATAAAAGAATACATTTTTTTACTTCTTCCGCTATTTTTTCTTCTGATGAATAATTAAACATACTAGCAATATCATCTTTTTTATTTTCTAAGTGATGAAAATCATAAACTGCTAATGGAAATTTGCCTTTGCAAACAGAACAACAACCACCAAGCATATCAACAAACTTTGCTTTTAATGTTTGTTTTTTGTAGATTTTATAGTGAGTTTTGCAACGCATAAACCCGCCTTTTGCGTCTGTAGGCTTGCCACAATCTACGCAAATTTTGTCAATATTTCTTTGTTTTAATGGTGCGTTTAAATCTTTGTTTTTTTTGTTTCTAAGGTAGTGTGCATTGCAAAAACCTTTGGCTAATGAAGTGTTTGTGCAGCCGTCAGCACTACACAAAGACATCATTTCTTAGCTTTCATCTCAATAATTTTCTCAGCCGTTCTACCACCAAAATAGGCTAGAAATACGATTTGTCCCCATTGACCGAGCAACTGCACATAGTTCTGATTAGCGTCATACCCAAAGGCTGACATCATCGCAAATAAGAAATAAGCCCCAAAAATAGCGATTAGAGCCATTGGGCGAATGTTTTTGGATAACCAAGAGTCGCTAGACATATCGGCTTCCCAACGCTTTGTAACCTCTTGGGCTTCGGCTATGTCGGCTTGCATCTTAGCCAGTTCGCCTTCTTGTTGGAGTTTTACGAGTTCTAGCTGTGCTTTGGCTTTAGCTTCAGGGTCAGGAATGAGCTTGTCAATTAGCTTAGTGCCGATGTCTAAAATAGCGGTCAATGGAAACATTATTTATAACCCCATACTAAAAAATAAGCTATTACGCCAGCTACCGCAAAACACCAAAACTGTGCATTTCTAGCCTTGTTTAAATCTTTGTTAAATTCTTTCTGAAACTCTTTTTCTTGCTTCTCTAACTTAGCTTTTAGGGCTTCGACTTCTGCCCATCGTTTGCCATACTTTTTTAGAAAATCTGCCCTAATCTGTGCTTCTTCTCGTCTAACCCGTTCTTCGTGTTCCCATTGAATTAATACCCGTTTTAGGAATAACTCTTTGCGAACTTCGTTTTCTCGTAACTCTCTGCGTCTATCTATGTTCCTTTGTACTGCAACATCGGTGGCTTCTTTTTGTACATTCTCAATACTTTTAGAAAGTTCTTTAGCACTTGCTCGGCTTGTATCAAGGTTACTGGTTAGGGTTTTAATCCCTTCGTGAAGTTCCATAGTTTCATTTTGGCAAAGACCACCCATGAGTTGTTAGGTAGGCATAGCCTAAACCAGCTACAAAGACATAGAAAATAGTACGGATAGAAAACCAACCAAACTGGGTTACTTTCTCGTTTAACCACTCTTTAATGGCTTCTTTAACGATTTCTTTTTCAATTTCGTTAGCCATAATTAGACCTTTTTGCGTACAGTTCTAGTCGTGGCTTTTTTGACCACAGGCTTGCGTTTAACCGCAGGTTTTTTAGGCGTAGCCTTTATTGTGCCTTCCCAGTCATTGAGTAAAGTTAGCCAATGCACCTTTTTGGTGTAGCCCATCTTATCGAAAACCCAGTCAATGATAAACATTATGGCATCCGTTTAGCTTGTTCAGCCTTAAATGCTTCATAGGCAGTCTTGACTTCAGGTGTCCATGCCACATTGCAAATATCTTTGACCTTTTGTTCTTGGTCGCTAATGTCCATGTCAGGAGTTAATACCCAACGATGAAAGGTGCGTGATACAAACTCACCATCTCGTTCAATAACAGTAGCTTGGCGAACTTGTATAATTCCACCATCAATAACTTCAATGCGGTCAATGCTTGTGTTTTCTGTAAGTGCCATTTTTATTCCTTAGACTTCGTAAGTTGCACCAAAATATACTGCTGTGCTACTAAATGTTCCCGATGTTAATAAATTAATATATCCACCAAAAGAACTTGTTATTCCAGCCTTTAATACATTAGAACCCCAATATGCCGATACAACACCGCCATTATGGTTAGGAGCAAAAGGCAAGCCACCTATTTGAATTGTTGTTCCATCAGTTGTGCAAGTAGCTAATGCCGAAACTGTTACCAATCTTCCTATTTTTGTGTAAGTTGCAGTTATGCTTGTAAACCCACTTGGGAAGCCTGTTGCTGCACTAGGCGTCCAAGTACCTTCCTCATAATCATCTAGCGTATTAGCATCTGTGCTTGCTGATTGAGTAGCTAGAAATGTAATACCAGCACCGCTAGTTGATGGGGTAGCACCGCCAACACCAATAGTTGTTGCAGAAATAAGAGTACCAGAATTGGTCGTAACTCCGTTTGTGCCGTCAAGTACGATAGCCATTATTTTGCTCCCTCTAATTCAGCGATGCGGACTGCTTGTGCTTCTACTTTCTCGTTTAGTTCTTTTATAGATGCTACAAGAAGTGGAATAACATCGGTATAAGAAACGCCCAAAGTTTCCAATTCGTCAGTATTTACACTAACTGCTTCAGGCAAAACTGCTTGAACATCTTGAGCAATTAAAAATGGTCGTGCTTTTTTAGACTCGTCATTAATATAATTACCAATTACTGCACGAAGTTGTGAAACTTTATTTGTAGCATCAACAATAGGAGTAAGATTTTCTTTTAATCGTTCATCTGAATTTGAAGTCCACGATGTACCTGTATTAGTTAAATACACACCAAAAGTTCCTAAAGTACCGCCAGTATTTACATAAAAATTTGAATCTGTGCTTGTTTTAAATCCAGCATGGGCTTCTACTTGCGTTGCTTTCGCCCAAGTAATTTGCGTTTCAGTATTTGCTGTACTTGCTAAATTTATAAATCCTAGATTTCCTGATACGGATGGGGAAGCTGTATTGTTTCCAACTAACAAATTGCCACTAGAATTAAGACGCATTTGTTCTGTAGTGTTGTTATAAAACACAAAAGCATTTCCTGAACTTACACTTACTCCATTAAATGTTAGCCAAGTAGATGCAGTTCCGTTATTAGAAGTTGCTCTAATAATTGAGTCTGTGCCAGTATTATTTGCACTTCTAACTTCAAATTTTCCTGTAGGAGTTGTAGTTCCGACACCCACATTCTGTGAAGTATCAATCGTTACCGCAGTCGTAGAGCCATTACTGGCTAACTGAAGTACTCCTGATGTATCGCCAGATAGGTTTAGTGAAGTACCAGAGGTGGTACCAGCCGAGATAATTGATGCCATTATGACACTCCCTTTTTATACTTAGCTTTGACCGCCAAGCAGTCAGCAATGTATTTATCAATCTGTGCTTGGTCATTCTTTACTATCGCATCGAGGTAGTCTGTCATCGGAGGATATTCTGATGCTCGTTTAGCAATATAAGCATGAGCATCTACATAAGCCTGTACTGCATCTTTATCGTATGCGACTTCGTTGCCGTCTTTGTCATAGGCTACACCACCTACTGTGCGAACTATACTAGGATAAAGTTTATGGATGGCTTCTGTAATGTTAATCATCCTGCAATCTCCAAAAGAGTAATAGTTGATGGTGCAGATGTTCCGTACCATTGAACTGAAACAAGTGAATTAGCTGCCTCGCCTTGTGCAAATTGAGTTTTATAAGCAACCGAAGATGTTGATGCTGGACTATCTAAATATGTATATGAAGTGCTAAAAGCTAATCTTGATGCTGACGCTTGATAACCAAGCGAATGATTAAAAGCAACAACTTGACTTCCATTTCGACAAATATTCAATTTCATTGAATTTTCGGTGCTTGTAGGACTTTTATAACATTCAGGGTGATTAACAATAACTAATATTTTACTTGATGAACTTGTTGGTGTTATTGTTGCAGTTAGTCCTGTATCGGCAAATGTCAAAGTTGAATTTGTAACTTCTGTTCCGTAACTAGCTTGAACCACTTGCAACACATTACCAGCTTTAGGTGATGTATCTGTAAGAACATTTCCTGATACGGCTGGTAAGGTCAATACAGTAGTGCCAGCAACGGCTGGTTCTTGTAATGTAACGCTACCCGATGTTGAGCCTTGTAAGACAATAGACATTATTTACTCCTTTTGTATATTTTAGTGGTTTTCATCTTACAATACCACCCATCTTTCGCCTGAACTTACTGTCACAGTAATACCTGCATTGATTGTGATAGGCCCAACACTTTCGGCTGATTTGCCTACAGGAATTGTATAGTTTGTAGTTACGACTCTTGAGTTCTCCACGAATACTTCATCCCCACCTGCACCCGTAGCACCACCACCTAATTGACCCCATGCACCGCCTTGATAGCCTTCAAATTGAGATGTCGTGGTGTTATAACGAATCTGACCATTTGCGGGGCTTGCGGGGCGTTCTGCGGTAGTTCCTGCGGGAATTAAGGCAAACCCAGTAGATGACATGGTGACATTACCTGTAAAGGTAGGTGTCTTAAACTGAGCAAACTCTATTGCATCACCTGCCGCACTACCCGCTACTAAGTTAACTATCTTATGTGTATTTAGGTCTAAGTTACCCGTCATTGGGGTTTGACCATCTGCGGCAACCGAATCAGTAAGAGCGGCAGCCAAGTCATTCATGGTGTTATTAGCCCATGTACTCGATATAGTTGTGCCTGTTACTACGGGATTACCCG